TGGGCAGCCTTCTCGCTTACCCACCATCTTTTGGTCCAATATGCTGCATTTAAAGCGAACCATGCATGGAAGTGGTTTGAAGACTACGCCCTTCTTGGGGACGATATCGTCATAGCTGACGTTAAAGTGGCTGGGGAATATCTAGCCTTGCTCCGAGTGATCGGAGTGGAGGTAGGTCTCGCGAAATCATTGATTTCTCGAAACGGCTCATTCGAGTTCGCTAAGCGGACTTTCGTGAGTGGACAGGACGCATCAGCCATAAGTCTTCAGTCCATCGGTGCGGCGATAGTCGACACTGGTGTGCTTGAGCAGGTATTGGTGCGTGCTAATCCACGACTATCCTTGGTGGAAGCACTGAGGTTAGGGGCTAAGGTCTGCGGTTATGGGTACAAGACTCTGGCACGGCTCCCAGCTGTTCTAGGGTCAAAGTCCCGTCTTCAAGGCATGAGTATTCTATTATCACGACCAGGAAGCCCATGGGCCATGGATGTGAATTCATGGCTCCTACAGGCACAGCCTGGGGTGGTGATGGACAATGCTCTAGAGGTTTCCGAAGTGATTCGGGAGCCTCTCTGGGTGCGACTGAAAGCGAGTCTCGTACGGGCCCTGGATGCTCACTTAGTGGGCATCGGCAAGGTCTCCATGGCGGACAGCTATGGGACTGGAGCCTCTGTGATGGATCCAGGAAACTGGTACCGCAATACATGGGAATACTTTGTATTGGGGTCCATCCTGAGGGCACATCGAGCCGAGCTGGATGCGATCCGGGAACGGGTAATGAATCTTCAGGACCCTACTTATGAAGATCTAAACAGTCTGTACGCTCGGATTGACGGGTTAAGGGACGAGCTTTCCGCTCTTCCCACGACCCCGAATATCATGGAACGAGTACCACCGGTACTCGGTGGTAGAAAACGATCCTCAACCATCCGGTTGTGGAGAGGCATCCGGCGTACTATACGTAAAGGGGGAGGTGGTACCTAGTTTGCAAGGTGGATGGGATCCAACCTGAAACTGGCGACTGGGGAATGCCATGTACCTTTGGGTGGAAATGCCCTTTGGGAAACCTATTTTACGTGTATCATAGGTCATCTAACCAGAAATACGCGTCGTAAGACGCTGCGTAGTGATACGCGTGAGAGAAGGGGGGCAAGCTAGGTACCTACTAGTAGCCTTTTGTATTCCTACATGGGGCCAATAGCGATACGTCGTCTTGCGGCCCACAATCTAACTGAGCGTCCTGAGCGC